ATCATTCTTTGGAATTTGCTTGGAAGATTTGACAAGCAAAGAAGAGTACGAGGATTTAGAGATCCCAGTACAACCAATGAATGGAAAAGATACTACATCAGCCGCTACAAGATATGATGATGGTATAATTAATGAACTGATAAAGAAAGTTCACTACGCACCGCACACAGCGAAACTAGATTTCCTTTGGCGTGCCAACAGAGAACTACTTGATCAGATAAAAATAAAAGATCTCGCAACTTACAATTCTATCTTGCAAAGATTTAATAGTAAGCGTGATGAGATCACAACTCAAAATGAGGTATAATGAACGAGCAACCAAAGAATAAGATATATTTAAATCTTGTTCCTAACTTAAATAAAAAAGCAGGCGACAATCAACCAGTATTAGTAGCACCTAATTCTCCAAAAGCTCCAGAAGGAAAAAATTGGAAAATGAACGTGAACATTAATAATGAGTGGTACGACTACTGTGCATTTGACGGAACTGACATAGAAGGTAACCCAACAGGTGGTTACACTGTGATCATAACTAAAAAAGAAGCACAAGCAGCAGCAGGAGAAAATAAACAAGGAGGATTTAAAGCTGGTGGATTTCAAAAGAAATCGTTTGCCAATAATAAATCTTTTGGTAATAGACAATACTAATAGTAGGTAATACTATTATTACCTCTATCCCTAGGGTTTTCATCAGGCAGTCATGCCTAACCCTTTCATTGTTTCCCTAGGGGTAGAGTAAAAAACAGAAAAGGATATACATGGTAAGCAAGTCAGACTTCATCTCTATTGAAGAGAAGATTCAAAAAAGAATTATAGCAGAACGTAATCAAGAGTATGGAGATTACCAAGAGAACTTTGCATTACTTGCTGAGCTATTCTCTATAGTTCTATTTAATAAAATTAAAGTAGCATTACAACCAGAAGACGTTGGTCATATAATGATGGCACTTAAACTATATCGCTGCACTAAGAAATATAAAGCAGATAGTTATGATGATCTAGCTATCTATTGTAAGATGACTAAGCAGGTTAGGCAGAATAAAAAATCATGAAGGTTGTAAGATTAAAAAAGTGTGAATGTTTTTTTACTTATGTAGAAGAATTTGACACAGCCGAACATGCTATTGATCCTGATAAACGAGGTTTGTTTATTAAAGTTAAAGTTGGAGCAATAAGAGTAAACTCAGTAAGTATAAGACAGAAAGAAGATAAATATGATGAACATAAAGCAGCTAAAGGAACAAATTAAATTAAGATACACTACTAATGTGTATGCAAACTTAACAGATAAAGAACGTAAACTTTATCGTTTAGGTTTTAAGACTGGATATAAATTAGCCAGAGAGTTTTTTAAAAGACATGTTGTTACTAAACAGAATACAGTTTTTAAAGAAGTTATTAAGTATGTAACTATTAATGATGTGGTTGTTCCTGTTAATGTTAAGCATGCCTTAACTATTATTGCCAATCAACTTAGCATAGATGTTAATGAGATACTTACTAAGACTAGAATACAACCAGCTGTAATTGCACGATCAATATTAATTAATGTTCTTAGAGATAAGTACGCAATGCCATTTACAAAGATAGGTGTGCTACTTGGCAATCGTGATCATACAACTATGATCCATCATGTTAGAATGAAAATGAAGAAGGAACATTTCTGGCAGCCAAATCATATTATCTGGAACAGATATAAATATGTTATGGATAATGTTGATTAACTACTTTTTAAAACCTGATAACAAACTCTTATAAGACTTCTTAGATATAGTAGATTCAGATTTAGATCTTGATGTACCAGCTTCTTTACGTTTGTTTATATTATAATATAAACCTTTACGTGCAGTCTTACCTTCTTTTGTTTTATGATATTTAGATTTATCCATATTATTTGCTCATTAGTGATTTGCCTTTTTTACCATTACCAATAATTCCTCTACCCTTCAAGACATCTTTGAAAGTTACTTTACCATCACCAGTTAGATCTGGAAAACTTTTTTTCTTTTTATTATCTTTTTTCATTGGCATATTTATGTTTACACTTTTTAGTTTTTAAGTACTCAATGTACATTGACATACGCTTATCATTTTCTGTGTTGATGACAACCTTTTGTTTCTCTGCTGTTCTTACATTATTAAAGTAAATATCATAACAACTATGATCAAGGCTATGGCAGAAGTTAAGTTTCTCAGCGTTTATAACCCAGCCACCTTCATTGCTCATGTGTTCTTTGCCACAGATATGGCAGTTACCACAGCTCTTTAATATTTCTTTTCTCTTACCCATTAGCTCTTCTTATTTCTATTAGCAAAATTTCTAGCTGCCTCTTTACTTCCGAACCCCCAGGCTTTAAGTGCTAGCTTTAATCTTGTTGGTTTGCCTGACTTAGATAATAAAGATCCCTTCATACCACCAAATCTTGCAGCAAAAGAAACTCGTCTTGGATTAGTACCTGTCTTTACAGGAGCTTTAAGATTAGATCCTTCAGTACGATTAAAGTATTTACGACCAGCTTCGTTTAAACCACCGCTTGGATTTTGATACATTTTTTTAACCATTATAATTTTTCTCTAAAAGGGTTGTAGTCATCCTCATTTATCTTAAAGCATTTACACTGTTTTAGTAAAGCACAAAATCCTTTTCTTAACCAAAAAATACATTTGACATTTAACATAAACTATACTCTCCCCTGACCAACATATTCTTTATAAGTTTTATTCTTATTAACACGCTTAGTATGTCTGCCTCTTCTTTTCTTAGGCGACTTTCTTATATGTTTCCCTTCAAGGTTTTTTTTTGCCATTCTTTTTCTTTAATTTAATTTTAACATTAGATCCTTGCTGCGATAGTAAAGATACTTTCTTACTGTACATTTGACCAGACGCAGTCATGATCTGATTACTCATCTTGCTAATGGATTAGATGAGCTTGCTCTAAGTTCTTTCATTTGAACTTTTAATAATTCAATTTCTTTTTGTGCAATGGCTAAGTCTTGTTTAATCTGACCAGCTTTTGCAGGATCAATGCTGTCAATCTTTGACATGATCTCTCCATACTTAATAAAGCCACCACCAATAGTACCAATGATTGCAACTGTAGCTATAATTTCTTTAAGATTGTTTTTAATTTTATCAAACATATTATCCTTTTATTCTTCTTAATTGTTCTAGTTGAATGATCAACTCATTCTGTTCATCTTCTATATCTTTTAGTATTTTTTGTCTAGCAACTAAAGGATCTTTGTTTATGTAATTGTTTAGATTAACATTAATATATACAGCCTGTTGTTCTATATTAAATTGCATAAAGAAATCAGGATTAGGTACACCTGCCATTTGCCTTTGAACATAGAATGGTTTAGATTCATACACAGTTAAACTAGGCTGATTAACTTTCAATGCGTCAATCTTTATCTCTTGTACTGATTTCACTTTTACTTCTGCTATCTTTACTTCCGTTCCTACTTTATTATCTGTTAGTTTTGTTTTTACTTCCTGTTGTGTACTTGTTGCAGTTTGTTTTTCTTCGGTTACTGAAGTCTTAGTTTCCTTAGGAGTTTCTTTAGTTTCTTCCTTAGTAACTTCTTTAGTTGTTTCTTTAGCAGTTTCTTTTGGTTCTTCTTTAACTGTTTCTTTAGGAGATTCTTTTACTACTTCTTTAGGTGGTTCAATTACTTGCTCTATGATTTTCTTTTCTTCTACTGCTTGTTGAACAACTACTGGACTTTCTATTATCTCAACCACTGGAGATATAACAGGTGTCGCAATAGGAGTAATTACTGGTTCTATAAATTTAATCTCTTGAACTACTGGTGTTATGATTGGTGCAATAACAATAGGTGGAGTTGGATTAGTTATATAAGTTATACTTAGACTAGGATTCATTAGATCGGCAGCAGTATGATATGGAGAATTTGAAGATTCATAAAAAGAAAACTTACTTGTTATGCTATAATTATTTAGTATGTTTTTATCTACAACAGCTATGTTAGTGTAAGTATTATAATAGCTTGAAACATAAGGTATGATTTTATTTTGTGTTGTTACTCCACCATTACTATCTGTTAGTATTTGTGTCATAGTAACATTCTGATTTTGATTGCCAGACCAAAACCAAATATCTGCACCTTGTGTAGAAGTAAACCCTTCGTTAATTTGTTCTTTAGATAAACCTACATTTGTTAATGAGATTGTATTCTCAATAGACTTACCACTTACACCAGCAATAGTTTCATTGCCATGTGTAGATGATAAGTTAGTTCCACTCCAACCATTTATAGTTGTAAATACTTTTGGTGTTAAGTTTGTAGTTGTTGTTGTTTGTGAGTATGCTGTGCTAGAAAGAAATAAGAATAATAATATTTTATTTATACTCATCTTCAATCCAAGTGTATAAGGAATTGAGTAAGTAAACTGCTAGAAATATATATAGAGTTAAAATCATTTAATTTCTTTCTTTGCTTCATCTTCTTTACGCTTGTCTTCTATAATCTTTAATTTTTCTACATACAAATTATAATCTGGTCTTAGCTTATCATACTTTAACCACTGTGCAGTTGCGTCAGCACCGATCTTACCTTCAAAGGGACATGGTGTTCCTGAGTTCTCCATTGAATGAAACACTCTTGGATCTTGGCAGAGAATAGAAACTGCTGCAACCTTCATACCTAAATCATTTAATACTTTTGATAATTTAATTCTTTCGCAGTTCTCATCTCTTGTATAACTACCACCTGATATACCAACTCCAAATGTAGATACTCCACCAGAGTAACCAACTACACACAAGTCTTGAGAATAAGCAGACATAGATGGAGCTGTTGCCATTGATGCTACTCTTGTATCACCTGAGTATGCGTTGTTAGTAGAATTAGTTGTAGTGTTTACAGATGAACCAGATTCATAAGTTGATGATGATGAAGATGTATAACCACCAGCTATTGAAGTATTAGAACCTGAAGTATTGTTTTGTGTAGTTTGTGATGATGCTGATAAACTTAATGCAAGTATAAACACTATGAATAAATATATAAAATTCTTATTCAATGTTTATTCCTCTTTCGTTGTTGTAGATCTATTGGCGAGAGATTTTGCGATACTCTCCCCAGATCTTCCAACTACATACCCTCCCAAACCTATTTGTAATAATGTCCAGACATCGCCTGGTAACTCTATTGTGATTGCCGCACCAAAAAAGAACTTAACTATTGGACCAAGTATGTAGTTCCATATTAAAATAAATATAAGAACATACATTAATAGTGGTCGCCATGATGCAGTAAACCATCCTGCTTTTGCTTCAGCCTCTACGATAGACGCTGCTGCTTTTAATTCTTGTGTGCTTGATTGTAGTAATTGTGTTTGTAAATCTGCTTTTAACTTTGCTTGTAAATCTTTATCAGGTACTGATTTTTCTATTGTATTGAATAGTATCTTAGC